CCGGTTTGCTTGCAAACCCGCGAATAGGCGCCCGTTTCGAACGTTAGACGGGACGGAGTAGGCGCAGGCATCTGCCGGGGATTTTTGGGTACCTTTTTGCGGAAAAAAGGTACAAAACGCCCGCGACATCGTCGCGGATTTCTCTGTACTTTTGATGTCAACCGACGCACGCAGCACGAGCAGAGACCGCTTGCGGGCTATGCCGTGCCAGAAGGAGGAAAACGAGCGTAGCGAAGTTAAAAGCGCCAAAACCATCCGCATGTCGCTTTTCGCGGCAAAAGCGGCAGAATGCCCCGCGGAAGCTATGCATTTTATTCGATACTTCTAATATTATACTTCGTAATTTCGGATAAAAACGCCTGCTGGCGTTCATCCTCCGGGTCGTAGTCGAGTCCGTCGGCCTTGCGGGCCTCCCAGACCTTCATGTAGATGGGTTTCGAGCGGGTCGGCGGACGGTTGACGATTTGCAGCGACGTCGTGTCCAGCCCCAGCACCGAGGCGATGACGGCGCGGATCGGCTCCGTCAGCTCGTCCTGCTCGGCGAGGATCACCGTGTTGAGCGCCACCTCGTATTCGTGCAGAATGCGTTCGGCGCTGAATCCCGCAGCGTAGTCCAGTCCGCTCAGCGTCCGGAACCACGAGTGGGCCACGACGATGTCGCCGACGGCCTGTTCGTGCAGCGCCTGCCAGTCGCCCTCGTTCTGCGCGGCAATGGGGATGAAGCGCGAATTGTCGTCCTCGCCGCCGTCGCGGATGACGAACATCACCTGCCCGGGGTTCCCGGCGAACTTCTGTTCGGCGAGCCGCACGATGCGTTCGGCCTCGGCCTCGTTGTCCACCGACGAGTCGAGCATCATCACGCCCGACAGCTGGAACGAATTGTCGAGGCGCGAGATGTTCCAGCGGTCGGTCTTCCAGGCGATCGCCGAGACGCTGAACCCCGCGATGTAGGGCGGCACGCCGTAGTGTTCGAACATCGGTTCGTAATCCTTGTAATGGACGATCGAGCGCAGCGTGCCGTCCTCCTGCGCTTCGAAGTCGGGGTAGAGCGGCAGCGAGCGCGCCTCGGCGGGCTTGAACGCCGCCCAGTCGTGGTGCAGCAGGATGTGCTTCGAGTCGCGGGCCACGCGGCAGCGCGAGGCGTCCTGGTGGTAGAGCGACAGAAAGGTGTGCCCGGGGTCGGTGACCGCTTCGAGGAACGCGTTGCCGAACAGCGATTTGTCGAAGGCCAACTTGCCCAGCACCTGGCGAAGGCTCTCGCCCCGGCCGTTGACGCACCGGACGAAGGCCGCCAGCTGCGGCTGCTGCGCCTCGTCGCACGTGAATCCCTTGCCGGAGATGTAGTCGGCCTTGTCGTTGATGATGCGCCGGTGGGTCGTCGAACGCCGGGCCATCAGCGCCAGCGCCGCCGGGAAGAGGTTGTCGTCGCCCCAGCGCCAGAATTTGTCGCTCTCGACCCGCGACGAACCCAGCGCATAATAGGGGTCCGTGCGGTCGGCAACCCCCACGGCCGTCTTGATTTTTTTCGTTTTGCTCATGGCGTTTTTCGGATTTCAGGGACGCGGCATCCGCGGGGAAAGCCCCTGCGGATGCGCGTTCCCGGGTTTTTACTGCTTGTATGCAAAGGAGATCAGCGCCTCGTCGAGGATCTGGGTTCCGGCCATGAAGACCGCACGCTGGCGGTTCTCCATCTCGTCGGGGTTGTACCACATGCGCACCTCGTTGCCGGGCATGTCGGCCGTGTTGACGGCCAGCACGAGGTTGCGGCGGTCGGTGAGCATGACGAACGACTGGCGGAAGGAGGTAGCGCCGAGGTAGCTGCCCAGCCTTACGTCCACGACCGGAATTCCGTGGTAGGCCAGCGTCCGGCGGCCGTTCATCGCATCGGCGTAGGCCGCGTCGGCGCCCTTTGCATCGAGGTACTTCTCGTACAGAAAATAATCAAAATTGTCGCAAACTAACTAATGAACGAAAAAATTTGCCTTGTTTTTAATCTGAAATTTTATGTATAAGGGGAAACGCCGCATTTTTTCGGCCCTTTCTCCTTAACCTTTATAGATACGATGCAATTCAACTCCACCGAATTATTTTACAAACTGCATCAGATAGTTTTCGCAAAATCCAGCTAACGGGAATTTCACCACCTCGTCCCGTCCGTCGGGCGTGGTGTATTGGAATAGGATTGTATCGGCTTTCACGTGGTAGTCGAACAAATTCACCTTTTCGCCCGTTCCCTCGATTTGTGCCGCGTTAGCCGTCATTGTGCCGATTATTCCGTCTGTTTCGTTAAGTTCGCACTTTCATCCGAATATGTATTGTCGATTCTTTGTTAGGACAATTTCGACGGGCTTTGTTATGTCTGCCATATTAGGGGCAAACAGGTAAATAAATGTTTCGGGAAATATTTCGTCTTTGGGTTTTCCTACAAGCAGGACTATTCCCTCTGTTTGGCTCCATTTAACCGTCTTTTGGATTATCTGTTTATCCTCTCATGCGTCGGTCTTTCATTCTGTTTTCGGTTGTTTGTATCTGTTCATTTTAGCTAAAATTTAATTGTTATTTATCTTTATAAAGATAAGATTATTAGCGAAATAAACAAAACAAGAAAGTGACAAACTCTGCAAAAGGGTCTTATAGATTAACCTTTTCACAAAGTCTGTCACTTAAAAAAATTTGCAATCAATCCTTAAAGGATTTCAGCAACTTAAAATCTATATGAAAAATATCTTTTGTTTCAGGGTTTTCTATTATGGCAAATGTTCGCTGTTCCCCACTTACTACATCATGCGCCAATCCAATAAAATATCCTTCGTCGGTATCGTATTGGTGGGGATTGTCAAAATCAACCCCGTCCATTGCATCTTCGGATTTGTAGAAGATAACGGTTCTAAAATCTCCCATAATTTGGATGTTTAAAGGCTATTCTACGTAAGTTATAATATCGCCATATTCTTGAATTATGGCATCAAGAGTGTTCTTATAATAATAATCCTGATCACTTTTATTCAAAATTAGAGATTCCAAATTCGGATTATCTGAAATTTGCAACCTTATATTATTGCTTTTAGGAGAATAGTAACCACTTAAATCTATTATCTTCAAATTTTTGTTATTATGACACTCAAGTTCGTAAAAATCGGGGAAAGTATGGCTTAAATCTAATGAGGTACATTGAGTATTATTGCATCTTACACCTGTTAAATTGCGAAAATTGCCAATGCCATCCATATCTTTGATATTGGTATCTTTTCGTTGGAAACTTAAATATTTAACGGCATATGCTTCTTGTTCTGATATTTGCCCATCTTTATTGATGTCAATTTTATTCTGGTAATAATTTCCAATAAATGAATTGTCTATAAATGCAACATAATCACCGTCATTGCTGTCACAGGTCAAACTCAAAAGTACATTAAAAAAATTGGGGTCTTTAAATTCAATTTTGGGACTGCCGTCATAGAGAACGTCATCCTCATCATCGGAACAAGCCGAAAAAGAAACTACCGCAAACATAGCGGCCACAATAAGAAACAACTTTTTCATAGTTGCAATAAGTTTAGGTTGTCGCCCCAGCACCAACGCGACGGTTAATTTTTGGATTTAATTAAACAGAAAGCGTGGTGCTGAAAACTTATTTTAGTTAGACAGGTCTTAGGAAACCTTAGCAATAAAACAAGCAACAGCCCCACGCCTATCCCATATAAGGATAAGACGCGGCAAGTTGTCAGCTCATTCTCTTGCTTGATGAATTTCCTAAGTTCGTCTAACGAGAATAAACTTACACTTTCCGTGTATTCAATATGTTACTGCAAAAGTAGCATATTCGGCGGAAATTGCAAAACATCTTGCCCTTTCGGGTGCTGTTGCCGTATTTAATTGTGCAAAGTTCTTGAAAACAAAGTTTCTATCCAATAGCAGGGAGTATGGAATCGAAACTTTGTTAGTTGTAAGTTGGGTTAATCTTCCCCGCAGATTTCTTGTATTACGCCGTCCATGTAAATCGCCTGCCCGCTCGTCAGTCGTCCCCACCAGCGACACCCTAATTCCTCGATGATGATTTCGCCCTGCTCTTTCAGTCGTTCGGCCAGCCACGGAGTGACAAGCCACCATTCCAACACCTCGTCCCCGTTAAAGAGATAGAGGTATTCCTCGTTGATTTTCCCTGCTTGGATCAGCTCCTCGATAACCGTGCTTTGTCCCCATAAAACATGAATGTCCGTAATCCGTTTGGCTCTCTCTTGTGTTTCGTACATAGCGATTAAGTTTTTGTTTATCGCTTATCAGTAGTAATCCAACTTCATGTAATATCAATAATTTTATGCTGTTAGATGGTTTCGGGCATGAATAGGGGGCGGTCTGTTTTATGTGGAATCCTATTATATGTAATGGATAAAAATTCGATTTTCCATCTGAAAAGGGGGAGGGGTGAAAAAGTGATAGTATCTTCATGGTCGGCCTATCAAAGCAAAACGCCCCGACTATAAAAATCGGAGCGTCTGAACGAAAGTATATTATGTGAGTAGAAAAGATTGTAAATGTAGCTTATTGGCCTTTATCGGGTCTTGGGTGCATAGCACCTTAACGAAATAAGCCAGCGACACGGATTCGGGAATCATCTTGCACCGTTCATTTAGGGCATAAGTAACCGACAGCGAATTATCAGCCGACAGATTCGGAATGTTGTATTTAGTAAGAATCCGATTCATTGCCCGTTCATTTCATTGCGGCGGATTCGTTCCCTTTGTTATGCAGAATCGGCATATTTCATTATAGACGGCGTGGGCCGTGTCTTTTTGCGGTGGGTTTATAAAGCAATCATCCGTTATTTCGTAACCGTTCGGTAGGGCCTTAATCAGCCCTAATCCGCTACTCTCTTTAATAAGAGCGGAAACCGTGTTGCGGTTCATTCCGACAGCATCGGCAATCTGTCCGATATTTCAAAGGATAGTATTTGTATTATTGAGGCATATAGCCTTTAATAAGAGCAGAAAGCCCGCGATTTTCGGCGGGTGGTTCTTTGTAAAGAATCGGTTATCCACGAAAAAGAAATCTGTTTGGAGATTGGCTATATAATAGGAATTACGGCGTTTGCATCCGTCGATTATGCGGGTTGTAACCTGTATTGCTCCGCACTCCTTTAATCGTTGGACAGACCGTTTGACGGTACGGATATTTACTCCTGTTATTTGGGACAGCCTATCTTCCGTTATATGGCTTGTTTGTGTCTTGTAGTCCGATTTGCATTTAATCGTTGCTCAAACGTAAATGTCAGTCGGTTTGCTGTTGCCCGTCTGAAGCTGGCAAATTGATTTTGGAATCGTTGTGTAATTCATCGTTAGCGACGTAATTAGTGAATAGTATCTCTTTTGTTTTTAATAATTTCCGAAAGCAGGCAGAGCCTAACGCGGCTTTGGCGGCCTTTCGGTTGTCGAATCATTTGTTTTGCGTTACATAGTACAGCATAGTCTGAAAATCGGGTTTGAGGCTCCCCAGAGCCGAGAGCCTATAATTAGGTGTTGATTGGGTAGGTAGTGGTATAAGTGCCACTTTTAAGCACGAAGCAGGGGACAGATTTAGGCATCGCCTTTATCCCTCTTGCTGGCTTCTGTAAAGGTACAAAGGTTATTTTCAGCAAACAAATGAATCGGGGTATTCTTTATCGGGAGCCGAAATGAGGGCTTTTCAGCGATTCTTATTTGACGAAAATTAGTATATTTGTTTATGGCATAGTTAGCTATGTTATTTTGTCAAATCCTTAAAACTTTTCGTGAAATGGAAGATTCCTTGCACTTGAAAACAGAACCCATCCTTATTTTTGTGAATGATTTTTTGAATGTGATGGCTCGATTCGGCATTACATCGGATGAAGAATTATTTCTCCTTTTATGTTATTACAGTCAAACGCAAATGGACGGTACAGGTCTGTTTATCAAATGGTGGACAGACGCAAGAGGGGCACAGACGATAACGCCAATCGTAGAAAGTCTTGTAAATAAGAATCTTCTTGATATGGGAGGTGCTACTAATTTTAATCTTCATAATGTAAAGCTATCACCCGATTTTGTGGAATTTATGGAAGGAATCGGGAAGCGAAACAGCATATGGCTAACTCCGCAGGTGCTTAACAATATGAGGCGAATGGGCTAATTTGAAAAATAGGGAAAAAGCATTGCAGGAGAATTTTCCAGCAATGCTTTTTCTTTCATTCCGTTATCGGGATCTCGTATTCTTCGACGGGCATGGCCTTGAAAAATTCGTCGAACGTGTAGCGCAAATTCATCGGCTGGGCTGAATAGGGATTATCCTTGTCGGTTCGTAAGGACGGAACGATAATTTGTTTACGCTCCATGTCGCCTTTGAACGTATCGGGCAAAAGGTAGGTTCCGCCGTTTCGGTGCTTTTTAATCAGCACGTAACGTGTCATGCCGTTCTTAAAGACTATTTCCAAAATGCCACGCATGGCAGACTGGGAATGATAGACGGCCTTTTGCAATTTTTCCTTGTATAAGGCCGACTGCTCCATTTTGCTAAAATCTTTCTGCTCCACATTCCGTTTTATTTCGGCATCGTTTTCGGCTATCTGTCCGTTCAGTTCGGAAATTTCCTGCTCGGTTTGCTTGATTTGTTTGCAAAGCACGTTATAATCGGTTTCCAATTCATTGATAAGGTCATCATTATTCAGTTTCTTGATTTTGGCAATCAACGATGCCGATTGCGTTTTCAGTTCATCGACGCTATTGACTTTTCGGGTGATTGTTTCCCGAATCTGCTTGTTTATCCCCTGCAATTCATTTGCCCGCTGGGTATTGAAGCGCTTGTATTCCTCGGTGTGCAAGGTTTCCTTTACACAAGTCCAAACGGACGATAGGATATAAGCGCATTTGACGCCGTAATTTTCGCATTTCTGTTTGTCGTTATAAGCACTTGAACAACGATAGATTAGATAGCTGTTGTGGTTGGGTTTCATGTAAAGACCGCATCCACACGGGCAAAACAGCAAACCTTTCAGCGGATTATAGTATTTCGGGGCATTGCTTTGAAACAGGCTGTTTTCACGCATTTGTTTGTTAGCCTTGTCGAAATCTTCGGGCGTGATGATTTGCAGTTCGGGAATTTGGCCGTACAATTTTCCCCGTCGGTATATCTCCCCTTTGTATTTGGGATTGCGGATAATGCGGCAGATGCCCGAATAAGAGAGTTTGTAAGGGTATAATTTATTGTAAACCCTTACAGTCTGCCGTATCGTATTGCCGTCGATTAGCTGCTGAAAAAGGTATTTTACCGCTTCGGCTTCTTTGGCATCGACGACAAGCAGGTTTTTAGGCGTTTGGTTCAGTTTGTAATCGGGATTGTGAATGACTTTGTAGCCGAAAGGAACCGTACCGCCTGCAAACATATTGCTAAACTCGGCCAGTTTGGAGCGTAAACCCGTCTGCATCCGACCTGCAATCTTGTAGCGTTCGTCGGCACTTGCTTTGGCTTCTACTGACAGCGTAATGATGTCGTAAAGGGATAAAATAGTTCCAGCCTTATAAATGCGGTCTTGCTTATCCAAAAACAGAATATCGACACCTTGTTTCAAAAGTTCGTTTATCGTTGAAAGAACGGATAAAATATCATCTTCACGCGATAAACGGGAGAGTTCCGACACGATAATCATATCGGCGACCGCATCGTCCACATCTAAAAGTTCATTTAGACTTTTCCTGTCCTTTCTGGCTCCCGAAATTTTCTCTTGAATGATTTTGATTAGATGATAATTTCGGTCGCTACAATAGGCCGTAATAAGTTCAATTTGACGGGTAATGTCTTGTGCCTCCGTCGAAACACGGGCGTAACCGACTACTCTTTTCGATTTTTCCATAACGCTGTCAATCAATCTTTAGCGCAAATTTAACGTTTTTTTGTTAATCTGCGACAAAATTGATTACTATATGTAGAGGCGGTAGATGTCCGACGAGACGAAGTAGGCCAGCCGGTCGTCGGCCTTGAGGCCCGGGATGCGGGGATCGGCCCCGGCCCACAGCTTGTCGAACAGCTCGACCACATAGGCCGGGTCTTCGAGCGCGGCCGCCTGGTAGGAAAAGTTATAGACGCCGTCGTCGTCGACCAGACCGTTGATGCGCTTCAGCAGTCCGTCGAAGGTGTTGTAACCCGACGCCGCGGAGGTGTCGCCGATCCACATCGTGACGCGGATATTCTCGGCGAGGGCCTGTTTGAAAAGCGCCGTTTCGGCCTGTTCGAGCTCCGTGCCCGAGAGGTCGTCCATGTGGGTGTTGACCAGCGACGAGACCTTCTCGTAGACCATCGAGAAGTAGTTGGCGGCCGAGAATCCCAGTTCGGCCTTCACCCGGTTAAGATTGACCGTCTTCTCGTACTTGGTCGCCGCTTTGCCCCCGGCCCAGCCTGCGGAGGTGAATTTCTGGAGGATGTTGCGCTGGCCGTCCCAGAGCTGGACGTGCGTAGGCTGGGGCATGTTGTAGAGTACGCGCACGCCGAGGTCCTGCGCCGACTCCCCGGTGAGCATCGGGCGGAAGAAGATGTTTTCGAGGTCGGAACCGGTGTACTGTTTCGAATTTTCGAGGTAAGTCATGGTTGTTTTTGGTTTTAAATGGTTGATGAATTTGGTTGTTTGTTTTGCCTCCGCAGGGCGGGTATCGCCGGACTTCCATTTTAGGCCGAAACCTCCTTTTGTTCCTGACCGGCAGATTTTCGATTCGCCTCCGGTGAATCGGCAGCCCGAAGCCCCCCCCGCTTGGCAATTTTCAATTCTTAATTTTTAATTGCGCATGCGCCTGGCGTCTTCGGCATAGGCGCGTTCGTTGGCCGAGCGGACCGTGTCGCCGCAGGAAGGGTCCTCGCGCGGCTGCGTGGAGGTCGGCGCGGCCTGCCGGCGGGCTTCGTCGGCCGCAACAGCCGAACGGCTGCGCAGAGCCTGCACCTCCCCGTCGAAATGGAGAACGTTGCGGTCGGCGGGA